ATGTGTTCCATTTTTATCAAATATATCTATTAAAAAACTTTCATCAGATTTTTTAAATATATAATTTCCACATTCACTTTCATAAACTTGAATATTCATTTTAATAACTCCTTTTCCTTTTTAATGTTCGTAAATCATTTTAAATCACCCCCCCTCCCTTTTCATTTTTTCATTCGGAGGAAAATTGATGTGGGGACATCGGTATTTGAAATCAGCCCCCAGGGTCGTTTTTAAGGGGGGATATACTATTTTTTTTCTAAATCGAAATCAATTCCCCTTTTTCATTAAATTTTAACCCTGTTCTAGTAATGTCTTTCTTACTCTTATGTTTTTTACTATGACAGTCTTTACATAGCAATATTAAATTCTCCTCACCTAAAGTTATCTCAACATCATGTATATTAGCAGGAGTTAAATATTTTATATGATGCACTTCTTCTCCTAGCTTCCCACACTCAGCACACAAGCCTAGATATTTCTTAATAATTGATTGCCTACACTCCTTCCAAGCTTTGCTATTATAAAAGCTTCGACTAAACTCTCTAGCCATTATATAAGCACTCCCTCACACTCTACCTCATTAAGCTTACTTAAAAACTTATCAATCAAAAGCTCCATAGTTGCCACATCCCTCTTATACTCTTCTTTTTCATCAAAAGCATATGGGAAGTTTTTATAAGCTTTGCCTAAGTTGCGAGAAACTTTTAAATCTAATGCTGAAATAATCAGTTTAATCTCTTTATCATCCAACTCTATTTTCTTCATAAAGCACCTCTTTTTCTATACGAACATTATTAAAAACTAATTAAATATAGTTCGTATTTCTTCATTTGAACGTCTTATTTTCTTAGAGAACCAGATATTCAACTTAAATTTTTCCTACATTATATGCACTGAATTTGACCCCTCGAATGTTACTACACCAAATTTTTAGACATTCAAATAAATAAATAAAAAAAATACTACTCTATTTATTATCTTTAAAGCCCTCTAACTAAATTAGAAGGCTTTTTTATTTATTCAGCATCTTGTGGAGTTTTTGAATACTCTATTAGTGTTATATTCTTCTCATTCATCACTGCAAAGTCAACAAAACCATAAACTCTAAAATATACTGAACCATCTGTAAAGCCCATTTCTCTTGATGTTTCTATTCTTATACTGTTTTGAAGTCCCATTAATATAGAATTTCTATCAAATACTATAGCTTGATTATCTTTTATTTGATTCGAAGTTGTCTTTTCAATCTGTTCAACTACCTTAGGTTCATTCAGTGGTTGTCCTGTTGTATCAACTAATAAGTTTAAATCTGTTTCAGTATTAGAATTATATAGTATATCCGTAGCTTCTCCATTGGCTTTTTTTATAAGACCAATTCCTTTTACTAACCCATTATACTTTGATGTAGATATTAAACTTTCATTTACTTTATTTATTCCTGTATATGTCAATACCCCTTTTGGTTCATCTTCTCCGACCCCATAAAGTCCAGCTTTATCTATTGCACTTGCAATAGATTCTGCTATAGCATTTGATATAATTGCATCTATATTACCAGCACTTTCTAATAGCTCAAGTGAGATTTTCATATAGCCATAGACTGTTTTAGTTTTTAGGTTTATACCCTCAAATTCCATATCTGATTGACTTGCAACTTCAAGCTCTTTTTTAAAACTAAATTTTGGGTCACTTTTAACTTTAGCTAAGGTTAAATTATTCGTTTCCATTGGTATAACATTAATGTTTGATAAAGCCATTTTATTCCTAGCTAAGTCGATTATTCCAGCTGATAACTCACTTGGTATAAGTGTTGAGCCTGTACTAGTATTCAAAGCCTTATAAGCTTCCATTTCGATATTAGCATCCTTCCAGTCACCTATGTGCATACCTTTTATATATTTTCCTAAGCTTAAATTTTGAAAATTATTTATATTTAAAGCATTTCTAAAGCTATCCTTTTTATTCAGCGCTCTAATTTTTTTTCCTTCCCTTGTTGTATAAGAATACATGTTATTTTTTTCTACTGGTTGCGATGTAACACTATATGACGTTTCTCCATTTGATAAACTTATACTTCCGTTATTAAACATTATATCTGCTATCATTGGGTCAATTTTATTATTATCCTCTAATGCTCTTGCATTCGCTCGAGCCTTTGTTTGTATTCTATTATTATCCTCTAATGCCATTAAATTAGCTCGAGCCTTTGTTTGTGCTTCAAATGAACTATCTAATTTTTTTATTTTATTAGTAACTTCTTCAGCTTCTTCCATTTTTTCATCATCAAGCAATTTTTGTGCTTCGTCTATCATTTCTTGTCTTTTCTTAAAATACTCTTCTCTAGTCATTTGTTTTTCCTCCCAATTTAAATAAGCCCAATTTGAATTGGACTATTTTTTATTATTTCTCTTTTTAAGATTCAAATAAATAATTTTAAATACATTCTTCTTATCCACTATCTTTTTTAATTCCTAGTTGCAAATAAAGTCACCTCCAAAACTTTTCAATAAAAAAAGACCTCTAAATAAAACTTAGAAGTCTTTTTAATTCTTATATGTTGCAATTATATATTATTTATTTAGAAAGTAATCTTCATAACTTTCTACAATATAATTATAGCACACGATAATATTTTTATTTGTATCTTTTTTTTCCCCAATTTAGTTCACCTTTAAACCATAAAAAATTCACTAAAAAATCACTAGAAATACTTTTTTTTCTATGATACAATTCTAACATGCTTTCTTTAGAAACGAAGTATAAAAATAGTCTTTTTTCTGTAAAAATAATGTTTATTCTAAAGCTTCATCACCATATATCTTCAAAATAATTTTATGCTCCAAAATCAAGCCCTTAAAAGTTTTTTATTGTTACATAACTCTTGTAAATATATTTTTTTATGTTAAATTAATCCTTCCAATAAAACTTCCTTGTCTGCTTCATCAATCGTATTCAATAGTTTATTTATTCTAGCTTCTACTAAATGCTCTATACTTAAATCACTATCCATTAATCCTAAATCTTTTTTGATGTCCTCTATGTCTATATGCTTCTTAATAGTATAGACTCTAATCACTTTTTTACATGTCACAGGACTTGGAAGTATATTTTTATAGTATTTATAGGGAAGTCCTGTGACACCCCTGTGTTGTTTACTTTCAATAACAAAAATTGATTGTAATATTAGTCTTATTCTTTTAATAGTTAGCTTCTTTTTAGTAGCTAGAAACGTCTGCAAATCAACAATTAGGGCTTCTAAGTGTTCTTCTGTATAACTTGTGCCAACTCCAAACATTGAATTAATATAGTTATAAGTATAAGTCCCAATATTATCATCATTTAGCAAAGAATTTAACAAAATATCAGCTTTTTTAATGAAATTTTAGCGAATTTATTCCTATTTCAATTAATATTAGTTTGATTTCTAACCTTATAAATCTTTTTAAATTAATCTCTTTTAAGCATTCCTTTTCAATGTCAAATTGCCCTTTATTTTATGCTAATCCATTTAATAATATCTCTTTGTCATCACTGTCTATAGTTTGCAATAACTTATCTTTACGACTACGAACTAAATGCTCTAAGCTTCTATCACTATCCTTTAAATCAAGTTCTTTTTTGATGTCATTTAGAGTAATATACCTCTCTATTTTGTTAATTCTAGTTACTTTTTTATTATCTGTAGCACCCATAGGGTATATATATTTATAGAAACACATTTCTAAGGGTGCTACATTTCTATAATTTTTACTGCTAATTACAAAAATATTGTTTAGTATAGTACCTACAGTTTCAGTCGTTTTCATTTTTTTTGCTCCTGTAAGAATCTGCAAATCTTTGCTTAATTCTTGTAAATGTATTTTTGTATAGTTTGTACCTATTCCAAATCGTTTAATTATATAATCATAAACTACTGTTCCTATAAGTTCATCATTTACGAAGTTAGGATACTGCTCCTTAAGCTCTCTATAGATAAGTTTATTTATCTTATCAAATATAGACCATCTGCCCTTGTTTCCCATTGTTGCAAGTTTCCACGCAAGGTCAATACTATAACTATTATCTAATACAAAACCACTGAACAGGTCTATTGTTTTCCTGCAATTATTATTAATTATTAGACTATATAAATCATGTTCCATGTAGTGCTTTAGACATATGTTGTTGTCTATCCTCATGTCATGATGATATTTTAATAAGTTACTGCTGGTCATTGACTTCTTAATTTCACTATAGCCAACTAGATACTTTTTATGTCCTTCTAGTTGTTCTATAGCTGATTTCTTAAATTCCTTAATAGCTTCCTCATGCTCTTTTATTTCTTCCTCTATTTTTTTAGTTTCTTTTTCAGTTTCTATTATCTCAATTTTATTAAAATATTCCTCTAATAGCACTTTGAAGCTATCTATTGCTCTTGTTTGATAGTAGTTATTGTAAGCATTACTTTTTATATATAACTTGTCCGTTTTATAGCACATATCCTTTTTATCATAGTATATATTACTATCAATGTTTTTTATGTTTATAGGGCTTATATCAATTCCTATTGCTTTAAATGGTAAGTCTCTCTTAGAAGCTTTATTGTATATATTTGTTAAGCTCTCAACGTCTTTTATGTTCTCATTTATGCACCATTCAACCGAATATACATTGCTATCCTCATTTGTCGTTTTGTAACTATTAAAAATATGTACATTTATACTTTTTGCCCCTCTAGCTCTTGCAACATACTGTTTTATTTTTCCTATATCTTTTTCCCCTATTATGACTATATCTGTTATGTTCGGATTATTTATATTTACACCTGCAACTATCACAGAAGTGTTCAAAAGCACCTCATAGCCTTCCATGTCAGAGTAGCTGACAATTCTATCATATAGTTTGCTAGTGTCTTTAGTATCTGAAATAACAACCCCACTCTTTTTATTAACTTTCTTTGATATATAGTTAAGAGTTGATATACTATCTTTTAAAAGCATTGCATTATTTGAATTATTTAGTATCTCTATTACTTTCCCAATATTGATTTTATTGTATAACTTAACTTTGTATTCCGTTTGTATATTTTGTTTATATTCAATAACTTTGTTATATATCTCAAATTCTAGTTTAGAGGGTGTTGCAGTTATATCTAGTCTACCTCTGCACTTATTAGTTATATTATTTAAGCTCTTTATTGCTTTGCTTCTGAACGCATCTGTGTAGGTCTGATGTATTTCATCAATAACTATTATATATTCGCTTAAATCCTCATTTAAAAGCTGTTCAGTTTTATCCCATGTCATGGCTACTAAATTGTTGTCCTTCAAAGCGTGTTTAGTAGGTATCTTATCATATGCACCAGCTATATTATATTCGACTATTGCTTGTTGCACATTCGCAGAGTTGGGGAATATAAAGAGTGCTTTTATATCCAGCTCTTTTAATGTATTTATAATTGAGTATGTTTTTCCACTTCCTGTAGGTGCTACCATTAATACATTTTCACCCTCTGTAGTACACTCAATAGCCTGTCTAATGCCTTTTAAATTTTCACTTATGTATTTATCTACATCAATTATTGAATCGGCTCTATAGCTTGAATAGTTTTGTTTCTCTAGCATAGATTTTATTTTAATATTGTTATCTAAGTAATACTTTCTTTTGTCCTTATCAGTCATACACTCAAATTCAAAAGCTAACTCAATATCATTGTTTTTAAAAGCTTCTTGTTTCTTTTCTTCTATGAAGCTATTTATATCTTTTTTCTTTATGTAAATGTTTTTTGGAGCATTATTTATTTTTTTAGTGTTGGTTTTATTTTTAGTAAATGGCAATGGAACATTATACTTGTTGGCTAAGAATAGTATAGCTTCAATAGGCTTTTCAAAGTGTTCATATGTACGACATAACTCAATTATGTCTGCACCAACAACACAATTATGACTATAGCATGTATATATTCTTTTATTTAAATCGAATTGAAAGTTTTTATCCTTACCACCATGAATTGGGCAAGGGACATTTCCTTTTTGAGTTGTATCTACTCCTATATCTCTTAAATATAGTTCGTCTATATTAGCATTTTTTATTATATCAATTAATTGTTTTATATCTATTTTCATTTGTGAATTTCCCCCTTTTTTTTATTAGGGGCTAATCAAGTTTTATCAAGCTATGTATTTACAATCTGTCGTAAATCTCGTATAATTAACATATGAATATTTTATCTATGTTAATTTTATTTTTCAATATGATTAACCCTTAAATGGAAAGAATGAGTGGTTGCCGTCAAACAAATACTCGTTCTTTTTCGTTTTTTTGTTATTAGTATTATATCATTAATAAAATTATAATTCATTGTTTGAAGTTATTTTTTGACGGTTTTAATATATATATTTCAATCCTCTTTCAAACATAGTTTTTTTAGTTGAGTTTATAGATTCAGCTAGGTCAAACCCATCTAAAACACCCATTCTATACGCATATTCTTTTTCAATTACACCGTTACCATATATTTTTTCTTCAAAATCAATCAGCATTTTTTTATGTTCTTTTTCTTCCAATATTTCTAATAATCTGTTCATTATTCTTTCAGATTCTTTTTTATCATTTAAATATTTCTTGTCATTTTCTAATAGTTCATCCTCTGTATTTTCTATGTATGTGTCAAATCCAATTCTTAATAAATCATCTTTTAATATCATTTTTAACGCTCCTTTTTTATAATTTATACAATTAAAATAACATAAGGTAGCATAACTTTCAAGCTTTAAATGGTAATTGATGTTACTTGCTTTAATGTCATGACATATGTATAATATATTTAAATACGATACAGGAGGAAAACATGTTAAAAAATAGAGTACGCTTTTCATCTTCAACAAAACCTGATTTATTTGAAAAACTAAAACAATTATCTGAACAAACAAGAATACCTCTAACTAAATTAATAGACGAAGCCTTAGAGGATTTAATTAAAAAATACAAATTAGATTAATATTTTTAAAGGTTCTTATTTATAACTACTAGAAAGCTACTTTAGTAGTTATTTTATTTTGGAGGTTTAAACATGTATAGATATACATTTGATAATTTACCTATTGAGGAACAGATAAAATATATTAATAACAAGCTCTTAGAGGGCAATACATTAACTAACACATGTAAAGATATTGGTATTGGTCGTACAACTGTAAGAAATAGATTTAAACAACATGGGTATGAATTTAATCAAGCTAAGAAGCTATACATATCTATTGTTGAAGTTATTGAATTAGAAAGTAGTTTAAAAGTAGTTACGGGCGACACTAGCAATGACAATACTTTAGTTGATGCAACTAACATTGATTTTAATAATATTTTATCTAAATTCAATGATATGAATAATAAACTAAATGAAGTATACAGCTGGTACGAATCACAAAGTAGTAATAAAGTAGTTGGGGCTGATAAACTAAAAATAAATGATTTTAAGGGTAATACAGTCACTAGAAGCTACAAGGTATATGAAGATATTCAAAAAGAGTTTGCAGCCTTCTGTGAAGCTAATAAGAAGTACAGGGTACAAGATATTATTAGCCAAGCTCTTAAAGATTTTATGGATAAATATAAGTAACAACATAACTACTCCTAAAATTGACGTTTAGGGAATAGTTAAACATATTTCAGCATTTTCAACCTTTCCCTAAACTTCTATTTTGAAACTTTAAAATATAAAGTTTTAGTGTTTTTTATTTTATTAACTATTAAACACCTAACAAACTTAAAAACTTTGATTATTTCTAGTTTTTATTATTTTTACTTTAAATTTGATAACCAAGCATCACATGCACTTATGAATTTTCCCTTTTCTCCACAAATTGTATTTGTCTTAATACTGGGCATCCCAAACGCTCCCAT